CCACCATTTACCTAAGGCCAACCCTTATCGGTTGGCCTTTTTTCTTGCGCGTTCCCCGCGTGTTGGCGCGTGTTTACGGCGTGATCTTGCGGACGCAGCCTTTGAGCTCGGACCGCCTTCGCCCCTCACGGCCTCTCTGTTCTCTGTTTTTCGCTCAGTGTCCGTGGAGGACTCCGGGGACCTGTACGTGCTCCATCAAGGACTTAGCGGCGCCGGTTGCAGTCGGCAACTGCCCGGCGGCGGCGACCGAGAGAGATCGTCAGGCCGCAAAAAGGCCGCCCGAAGGCGGCGGCGATGTGATGACAGGGCCCGTCAGGGCATCGAGGCCAGCACCCGGATCTGCTCGGCCCAGCCATAGGGCCACGGGCGCCCCAGCAGTCGCTCGACGGGGAGCTCGGGGGTGGCGGCGAGGCGATCCACCAACTCGGGGGCCAGCAGGGTCAGCCGCATAAGGCGATGGACCTGCGAGACGTCCATCCCCTCGGCTTTGGCGATCTCGGCCGCCGAGGCAACCCGTCCCTCGGTGAGCAGCCGCTGCCAGTGGTGCGCCAGCCCAAGCGCTCGCAGGAGCGCGGTGTCCGGGATCTCGGTGCGCACGGGAGCGGCCCAGGTCGAGTGCGCCTCGACGGCCGTCCGGACCCCAGGTGGTGGGATCACCGCGCGCCGGGTGCCACGCTGGACGAGCCGCCAGGGCAGAAAGGTTTCCAGCTTCACGCCGCCGGCCGGCGCCGGGAGTTTCTGGGTGATTAGCGCCCCCTCGAAGCGTCCGCGGTGCTTGGTGCTCACGCGGCCTCCTCGAAGCGTCGCACGATCTCGCGCTGCGCCGCCCAGTCCACCGGCAGCGGATTGCGCTGGAACCATATCAGGCTCATCCGGCGCGGCTGTCGCCCGGCCATCAGCAGCTCAACGATGTCGGGCGCGAGCAGCGTCAGGCGCAGCAGTTCGTTGACCACCGAGTGGTGCAGCCCTTCGGCGCGCGCAATGGCCGAGCCGCTCGGCATGGCGCCGCTGTCCAACAACCGCTGCCAGTGGAAGGCCCTTGCCATCCCTTCGATGAGCGTGCTGTCGTGCGTGTCCCGGTCCTCGGCCTTGTGCTGAACCAGCCGGCGCACGCCGCGCCGCCGCAGGGTCAGCGGCACAAAGGTTTCGCGAACTCCGTCTTTCATGCTTCGACCTCCAGCAACTCGGCGCCGATGCTCCTGGGCGCGAACTCGCCAATCAAAGCGTCCCAGCCCAGTTCGCGCCACTTCACCTTGATCCCCTGCATCTCGTCGGTGTGGACGAGGTCGATGCGCTCGATCATGAGGTTGGCAATGCGGTGCCGCTCGACCGGGAAGAGCTGATCCCACACGTCGTTCAGCCGCCCCATCGCCATCACGACGGCGGCTTCGTCCATGGGCGCGCCCTGGCGCTGGACCTGGCGCACGACGGCGGCGACGGATTCGGGGCTGGTGAGCACGGTCCGGATCTGGGCCACGACCGCCGCTTCGATCTCGCCGGCGGGCAGGCGCTCGTAGCTCTTGCCGGGTGCGCCGAACCGGCTCTCAGACTTGGAGACGTAGTACTGGTACTTGCGGCCGTTCTTGCGCGAGTACGTTGGGTACATGCGTTCGCCCGTCGGCGCGTACAGCAGCCCCCGCAGCAGCGCGTCGTTGCGCGAGCGGATCTTGGTGTCCACCGACCGCGCGTGGCTGTCGCGGGCCAGCACCGCATGCACCTGATCCCACAGCTGGCGTTCGATGATCGGCTCGTGCTGCGCCGGGTACCACTGGCCGCGATTTGACAGTTCTCCGAGATAGATGCGGTTGCGCAGCACCTTGTGGATGTACTTCTTGTCGATGCGCGTGCCGGTACGCACGCGGCCGTCCTGGGTCGTCCATGCCTTGGTCGTGACGCCCTCGGCAGTCAACCGGGCGGCGATCTGCGTGGGTGATCCGATGGTCAGCATCTCCTCGAACATCCGCCGCACCACCGCCGCCTCGGCTGGGTTGACCACCAGTTGGCGGTTGACCACGTCGTAGCCGATGGTGGGCACGCCGCCCATCCACATTCCCTTCTTCTTGGCGGCGGCAATCTTGTCGCGGATGCGCTCACCAGTGACCTCGCGCTCGAACTGGGCGAAGGACAGCAGGACGTTCAGGATCAACCGCCCCATCGAGGTGGTGGTGTTGAACTGCTGGGTGACCGAGACGAAGGACACCTCGTGGCGCTCGAACACCTCGACCATCTTCGAAAAATCGGCGAGGCTGCGCGTGAGGCGGTCGATCTTGTAGACCACCACGATGTCGACCAACCCGCGCTCGATGTCGGCCAGCAGACGCTTGAGGGCCGGCCGCTCGGTGTTGCCGCCGGAGTAGCCGGGGTCGTCGTAGTCGTCGACGACCGGAATCCACCCCTCGGCGCGTTGGCTGGCGATGAAGGCATGGCCCGCCTCCTTCTGCGCGTCGATGGAGTTGAACTCCTGGTCGAGTCGTTCATCCGACGACACCCGGCAGTAGACCGCGCAGCGCTTGCGCGGCCTCGAGGATGCGATCTCCGCCATCAGACACCTCCCTTCAGGCCGAAGAACAGCGGGCCGCTCCAATGCTGGCCGGTGATGTGCCGCGCCACGGCGGTCAGGCTCTTGAAGCGGCGGCCTTCGTATTCGAAGTGACCGTCGGCGTCGACCGTCACCCGATGCTCGCGCTCGCCCCATTCGCGCAGCAGCACAGTGCCTGGCGCGAAGTCGAACTTGCGCGGGCGCGCGCGCAGTTTGATCTTGGAGTGCTTGACGCCGATGGCCTCAAGGCGCTGGCGCGTTTCGGGTGCGAGTCCGCCGAAGGCTTCTTCCTGCAGCTTGTAGGCGATGCGGGACTCGACGTGCGTGCGATTCGGATGTTCGGGCCGGCGCTCGAAGTACCGGTCCCACAAGACCCACAGCTCGGCCATCGGGAGATGACCCAGGTCGGCGATCCGCGCCGCAATGGACGCTGACTTCTCGTTCATCACAACTTCTCCTCTTGATAGGGGGTTGTATGAACGCGCTGGTCGGGCAGGAAGCCAAGGTCAACTGCTCTCTGTTTTGGCTCGTCTGCAACGAGGGTGCGGACGATGGCGGCCGCAAGGATGGCGGTGATTTCGCCAGCACGGGCGCTGGCGCTCATCTCCGAGGCAGATGCGAGTTCGATGTTCTTCATGACGGCTCCGGGGAATAGCAACCGTCATTGATGATGTGCGTGATCTTCCGAATTGGATGGCAATTGCGGGCAATCGGCGCCCCGTCACGCTCCGGGCCCCAGCGTCCAGCCAGTGAACTCGGGAAGGGGCTTGCTCTGGCTTGAAGCGATTGCGCGTTAACGAAACAGTTGACGACTGTGGGAGCGGTCGCTATGATCGAGGCAGTTAACTAATCACGCAATTGGGTCACGACCATGGCTTTTGGAGCCTTCATACGGAGCAAGCGCGAGGAAAAAGGCATTCAGATGAATGACTTCGCTCGCCAGCTTGGGATCTCACCTGCCTACTGGTCGCGCATCGAGCGCGAGATGGAGAATCCGCCCAAGGACGAGTTGATCCACAAGGCGGCAGAGATTCTTGGCATCAATGCCGACGACGCCTTCGTCGAGGCAAGTCGGCTTCCACCTGACATGCGCGAGAACGTGGGGAATGTGGTTCGGATGTATCGCAAGCAAGCGACGGGGGAAAAGTGAATGCCGGTTCTGACGCTCGGCTACCGGCATTGCGACCGGAAGCGCCCTCTGTTCATCAAGAACTCCGAAATTGAAGGCATCGCCGTCCTCGCCCGCCAACAGTTGGTAGACGCGGCCACGGATGCCATCCCGCTCGCCGTCCTGAGCGACATCTCTGGCTTGAAGATCAACGGCGTTGTCTTCGATCTGTTCGTCGGCACCGGCGATGTTGTGCATGACGAGGATGGCAACCCGGTTCTCGGCATCTGCGAGTACGACCCTGGCGTGCCCGACACGGCGATGGTGTCGGTATCGCCGGTCGGTGAGCACGCCAGCGAGGAGCTGGTACTCAGCACCCTGGGCCATGAGATTGGCCACGCCATCTTCGATGCGCCGGGCTGGATCGTCGATGCAAGCAAAGGGCCGGGGTTGTTCGATGACCCCAGCGATGCGGCGCGTCGGGCCTACCGCACAACCACGCGCGACGTCGAGCACTTGGCGAAGGTTCCGGCGGTCAACGAGGGCAGCGCAACCTCGGCTGCGTCGATCCCCGGGCACACCCCCAAAGATCTGTATTTCGCGGAACTGCGGGCCAACGAGTTCATGGGGTCACTGCTGGTGCCGCGTCAGCGACTGAATCTGGCGGTTGAGGAACTGGCACCCAAGCACGGCGTGACCATCCACCGCAGCCCGTCGCTCGATCCGGAGTTGCCCGGTCAAAGTCTCCACCTGACCGCCGACGGCGACCTGGGGTTCTTCGACATGGAGTGCTTCCAGAGAGCCCTGGCGACACGATTCGGCGTGAACCGCCGCTTTATCGAAGTGCGGATGGAGCGCTATGGCCTGCTCAGGCCGGAGGCCAAGACCCGCTGATCCACCACTACTCTCGGAGCCGACCTCGTGTCGGCATTTTTTGAAACCCTCAATTAACCACTCGCGCAATCGCGCACTTAGTTTAGAAAGGACTTTGCCGATGCCAGTAGATGATCAAGTCGCCGTTGAACAGCAGAACACGCCGCCTGCCGGTCAGCACCCCGATAAGCAGGCGCGCACGCGCCAGTCAGACGAGGGCCCGGCCATCCTGCCGGGCATGCAGCACTTCGTCACGCTGCTGCGCAAGGCCAAGCGGCCAGGACTTGTCCTGCTCTTGGTCGAGCGTGCCAGCAATACCCTGCTGCCGGAGCTGTCTGCGCTGACCGATGCCGCCAAGGGCATCCTCCCGATCCAGTCGCGCAAGGCGATGTTCCATGCCGTGGCCAAACTCAGCGCCGACGTCCAGCAGCGCATCGAGCGCGCCGCCGAGCGAGTGGTGCTGCTGGATGACGAGTACGGAGCGCAAGCCGTCCAGTCGCTGCTCGACGAGCAAGACGTCGGCGATGCTGCCATCCTGGCCATGCCGAGTGACAGGTACAGCCGCGCCCTACATCTGTGTCTGCTGCAGGACTTCCCTGAAAACGGAGCGAAGCGCGAGCAGCGGTTTGACCACGCCGAACGTCTGCAGGTGATGCACCGGCAGTGGAAGAGCGAGAACTACTCCAGCCACTACCTCGGACCGAAGGGCGTCGTGCCGAAGGTCGATGCCAATGCCGAGGATGTGCTTCGCGCCCGTATTGCGGCGCTGTTCCCGCAAGTCGCTCCTGATCAGATTCTGATCGAGCAATTCACGCGGCGCGATCTGGCGCACGCCGACCGCTGCGGTGGCAAGGACGCCGACGAAGCCACGCCCGTGCTTCTGCACACGCTGACAGCCACATTCAACGGTTCGACGGCCCACTTTCAGCAGGTGGCCAACGGCGAGGTTATCGACCACGAGGAACCCGCCGCGATGTCGGCCAGCTTCTCTTGGGAGCCCGACACCGGTGCGCTCGGCGTGTTCTGCGAAGACCGCGAGGTGCGGCGGGATCTGGCCACGGCATTCAGGGATGTCGTGCTGGCCTGCGAGGGGGAGATCAACGACATGCCGATGCGTGAATTCGATCTGTTCGGCTTCTCAACACCGGCGATGCTCAAGCGCCTTGAGCAGGATCGCGTGGCCGGGATCGAGAAGATTTCGATCCTGCAGATCAAGATCGCCCGTCCGTTCGAACAGCAAACCACGGATGAGGCCAATGGACGCGACTTGATCCAGCACTTGTCGAGCACCTTGCTGATCGGCCGCGATCGCCGCGATACGCGCAACATCTACCAGCTCGCCTACGACGACTATGGCCTCGACGATCTGACCGGATACGCGCTGGCGCAGGTCAAATTGGTCGTCCGGATGGCCAAGCAACCGCACCGCAAGGCGCACAACGTCGCCGTCCAGATCACGTCACCGAACGGTCTCAACGACAAGAGCAAGACGGAAGACGACCGCAAGCGCGTGCTGGAACAACTGGTGCGCATCGGGGTGCTCCGTGAATTCTGAGAACGCGATGTCCGTACACCTGCATTTCCTGGCGGCGTTGGAACGATTGCAGCGAATCGACTCCCGAGTGATGGCGGGCACTCTTGGCGGATGTGCCACCGACTTCCTTCGCCGACGGTGGATCACAGAAGAGGAGCACCTCACTCATGTGGTGGTGCCATTCCGCGATTCGCAGCAGGAGGTCGAGGTCGAGACCGATGTGGATGCCGCGGTCTACCGGTATCGAAGTCCACAGCAGCGATCTCGGGTGCTCGAACGGCCACTTGCCGAGATCGCGCTGTACTCCCTGCAGGTAGACGCGTGGCTCACCGACTTGGCATCCCTGATCGGCATCGATGCGCGACACCTTTCCGGACGCCGAACTTGCGTACCCGGCCACCTCTGGCATCTCGGAGAGGTTCGCATTGCCGGGACTCACGACTTTGCGCCGGTGTTCGTGGCCCGAGCGTGGGAGCGAGCCCCGGAGGACGAGTTGCGCAAGGTGCTTGGCGATGCGATCTGGGCGCGCGGCGGTGTCCTATTGCGACATGGGCGATCACCAGCATCATTGCCGCGTGACCATGTGATGCGGGCGCTCGACGAGTTTGTTCGCGTGGACGACGGGCAGGACGTGTTCGACGCGAGCGCATTCGACAGGGTGCTGCGCGGCTACGTCACGCCCAGTGGCGTGCCGGAGCCATTGCAGTTCTTCCAGGGCAACCGCTTGAAGCTGCCTCACTTCGCCGCGTCGCGTGAGCTTTCGCCCGAGCGGGCAAAGATCATCAAGCAGATGTGGGGGGTCGAAGGCAAGGCTGCACCGGAGATGTCCTGGGCCGAGGTCAACGGCATCGCCAACACCGGCTACCAGTCGTTCGACGACGCGTTCGGGGGAAAGGCCGAACGCGAGGACGTGATCGACCTGGTCAAGCGCGGCAAGTACCGGGTACGACGCAACCCATAAACGCGCCCATAAATCGAACCAGACACGGGCCATAAACCCGTGCGGAGACTTCGATGTGCCCATTTCATCTAGGAGGCACATCGAAATGCAAACGCAAGTTCCAGCAACCCAAACGGGTCGGAATTCCCTCCGATCCAACCCTGGCGGTGCGACCTGCATCGCCCTCGACGAAAACGAGCTCGCCATCCGCTGGGGGCTCTCCGTCAAGACTCTGCGCCGTTGGCGTCAAGAGCAGCTCGGCCCGATTTACTGCAAGCTCGGTCGCCGGGTCACCTACCTGCTGCACGAAATCGAAGCCTTCGAGCGGCGCGTGTCGCGCTACTCGAGCTTCACTCGTGCGTATCAGTGAGGAGGACGGCCATGAGCGATCTGACCATCTTCCCCGCCGACATCGCCGAGATGTCCGTGAGCCAACTGGCCGCGCTGCCGCCCGCACAGAAGCGCGAGGTCGACAAGAACCTCGATGCCGCCATCGACTGGCTCAAGAAGGCCCGCACCAAGTTCGATGCGGCGCTGGATCAGTGCTACGGCGAGCAGGCCCGCGCTGCGCTGCGTGAATCCGGCCGCGACTTCGGCACCGCCCACATCAGCGACGGCCCGCTGCACATCAAGTTCGAGCTGCCCAAGAAGGTCAGTTGGAACCAGAAGCAGTTGGGCGAGATTGCTGAGCGCATCGTCGCCTCCGGCGAGAAGGTCGAGGGCTACCTCGACATCAAGCTCTCCGTGTCCGAATCCCGGTACATCAACTGGCCCCCTGCGTTGCAGCAGCAATTCGCGGCCGCCCGCACGGTCGATGCAGGCAAGCCGTCCTTCACCTTGAGCATCGATGGGGGTGAGGCATGAAGAAGCTCCCCATCGTGTCCGCCGTCGAACGGATGGCAGAGCGCAAGGGCGTGAAGCTGCTGATGCTGGGCAAGTCCGGCATCGGCAAGACCACCCGGCTCAAAGACCTCGACCCCGCCACCACCTTGTTCCTCGACATCGAGGCGGGCGATCTCGCCGTGGCCGACTGGCCGGGCGACACCATCCGCCCGGCATCGTGGCCGGAGAGCCGCGACTTCTTCGTGTTCCTCGCAGGCCCGGACAAGTCCCTGCCGCCGGAGAGCGCGTTCTCGCAGGCGCACTACGACCACGTCATCGAGAGGTTCGGCGA